GACCGCGGGCGACGCGGGCTTGGGCGCAATCGTTTCGGGCACGGTGGGGAAGATCAAAGACTTCTTTGTCTTCCGTTCGCAGTTCGTCCCAAAGACGGGAAGCGGGCCAGTCACCACGCACAATCTTGCGTTCAGCCGGAGCGCGATCGGACTAGTGATCCGGCGGCTGCCGCAGCCGCTGCCGGGGACCGGAGCAATTGCGGAGTATGGCGAGCTGGGGAACTTCGGCATGCGCGTGGTGATGAGCTATCAACCCAACACGCTCGCCCAGCAGTTCACGGTCGACGTCCTCTATGGGTGCGGCGTTCTACGCAACAGTTGTGGTGTGCAGGTCAATACGTAACCAGGCAAGGCGCGGGCACGGGGGCGGCTCTTCCGCCCCCGATTTAGACCGCCGGAGAAAGCTATGGATTTGAAGCGGTACTACCAGAAGATCCGGGAAGTCGAATCCACGATCGTGGACACCTCTGCGGTTGTCGTGAGCATCGAAACGCCGGACGGCGGCAAGGCCGGAAGCTTGACGGAAGTGCTTCCCAGAGTCGCCGCCAAAATGGTCGTGGACGGCATCGCAAAACTGGCAACCAAGGAAGAGGCGCAGCGGTTGCGCGACGCCCAGGCCGAGGCGCAGCGCCTGGCGCAACAGGCGGCGGCGGTGAGCCGCGTGCAACTTACGGTCCTGCCAACCAGCGAATTGAACAGGCTGAGGGACTTAGCCGGTCCCGCCAAGGATTAGGACACGCGGATGCCTCTGTTTACGGATGGTCCTGTGTCCAGCATCGAGGATCTGACCGCGCAGGACTCACAACTTTTAGAAATCGCCAGCGCCGAGGGGATCGACCTTACGCGCAAACTGGCCCTCGCTCAAGACGACATCGGCGTCGAACTGACGGTGCTGCTCTGCAAGCTGAACTTTGTGGATCATCCGTTCTGGATGGCGCCACGGGCGAACCTGGGGAGCGTGGTGGTCACACCGGCGCTGAAACGGTGGCATACCTATCTGTCGCTCGAGCTGGTCTACCGGGATGCCTATAACAGTGAACTCAACGACCGGTACGCGGGAAAGCGCGACCAGTTCCATCAGATGGCGCAATGGGCTAGCGAAAAGCTGATTCAGACTGGCGTCGGAGTGGCGTTACGGCCGGTGCCGCGCGCCGGTACGCCGCATGTCACGGCGATACCCGGGGCTCTAGTGGACGGAACCTATTACGTCAGCGCGGCGTGGGTGAACGCAGCGGGCGAAGAGGGGGCGAGCGCGGTGCCGGCGGTGATCACGATCGCCGCGAGCACCCTGCACGTGCAGGCGGGCACTGCACCAGCCGACGCAGTCGGCTGGAACGTTTATATCGGGACCGAGGCCGAAACGATGGTCCTCCAGAACCAATCGCCCATCGCCCCGGGTGAGATGTGGCGACAGGACGGAGCTCTGGCAACGGCTGGGCGGACTCCAGGGACGGGACAGCTGCCAACGTATCTGAAACCCGTTCCACGGGTGATTCAGAGGGGATGATGACCGCCAGACTCAGCGCCGCCGCGGCCAAAAAAGTGATCGATCGGATTTCGGCACCCAGCGGAATGAACGCCGGCCTGGCCGCGCTGATGGCGCCGGACAGCCTGCTGGCGGCTCCCGTCGAGGCAGCGCAGATTCGCGCGCAGAACGTGGCGGCCGATCTGCTGGAACGAAGCAGCCCCGTGCGGTATCCGGCCGTGCATGTGTATTGCGAAAAACTCGTGAATGATCTCAGTGAAAAGTTTCGGACCTTCTCCGGAAAGATCCAGATGGCCATTGAGCTACGCCATTCCCAGGACAAGTTGACCGGGCTTCAAGACGCACTTGAACTCTACGCGGACTCGATAACCCAAATGCTGGATACAACTCGCGGCGACTGGGGAGATGGAATGTTTTACGCCGGCGGGTACGAGGTTGCGGTCAGCGCGGTGAAGCAGGGCGGCCGAAACTTCATGCAGACTGCAAAGATCACATTTCAAATCGGGGTAAGCAGGAACTGATATGGCCTCTTATATCTCATCGAACGCAAACCGGTTCTATACGGCGCTGGAGAGCGCGTACGGATGCGTAGGCGCCATCAGCGCCGAAAACCGAATACCGGCACTGAAACTGACGGTTCGCCACCAACGTGAAATTACGGACCGCAAAGACAAGACCGGCAGCCGGACCTTTCCGGGCTTGCCCAGCGGAGGGCGGCGCCGCACGGAGTTTGAGCTACGGACGTACTTGACAAGTTGGCAAAAGGCGCAAAACGCTCCTGCTTATGGTCCTTTATTTCAGGCCGCGCTGGGTGGCTCGCCCCGGCGGTTCGGCGGAGGAACGGTGGCTTCCAGCACGAGCGACGGCAGGATCAGTTTTGCATCGCCTCATGGGTTGACCGCCGGCCAAGCGTTGGCCGCGGCGGGAGAAGTCCGGTTCACCTCAGCGATCGTTGACGCGAACACCGTCCAATTGAATGCTCCGTTCGTGGTGACGCCGGCGGCGGGCACGCCGCTCACTGCCTCCGTCACTTATGCACCCGGACCGGAACTGTCGACTGTCAGCGTGTTCGATTACTGGAGCCCGCAAACAGCGGTACAGCGGATGTTGTGCGGGACGGCAATCGATGAGATGGATATCGTTGTGAATGGCGATTATCACGAGATCTACTTCAGCGGGCAATCCCAGGATGTGGTCGATACGAGCAGCTTTTCCCCGGGGGCGGGTCAATTGCAGAGCTTTCCAGCGGAGCCGGCGCTCGACGCATTCGACTACTCAATCGTTCCGGGCAACATGGGACAGGCCTGGCTGGGTACTACGCCGACACAATGCTTCACGATTACGAACGCCTCGGTGGTGCTGAAGAACGGGCTCGATACGCGAACGCGAGAATTTGGGTCTAATGTGCCGCGAGCCGTGTCAGCGGGCCAGCGAGCCGTTACGGCGGCTTTCGATTTGTATGGACTTGATGACGATGCGACCAAGGAGCTTTACCAGGCGGCACGGCAGCAATCGCCGATCACGGTGATGCTCCAACTGGGTGAACTGGAAGGGCAGGTTATGGGCGTCCACCTCAAGAGCTTGATTCCGGAAGTACCGGAATTCGACGATAGCCAGAACCGGCTGCAATGGCGGTTCCGCGCGTCGCGGGCGCAAGGGACGGTGGACGACGAAATCGCGATAGCGTTCGGATGACGATGACCTATGAAAGCGTGGCGATGGTCGAATCGCGAGTGGCGCCGGGAGTGACGTTTACGGTCGCGAAGATGTCCTTTGGGCGGCGGACGGAGTTGATGCGGCGGATCCGCGAACTCGCGCGACACGTGGAATTTCTGGAGGCTGGGCAGGAGCCCACCGGAAAAATGGACGCGGCGCTTCTGGAAGCGGAGATTGGCCGGCTGTATGTGGGCTGGGGCCTCCGGGCCATATCGGGGTTGGTCGTGGACGGGGCCGAAGCGACACCCGAGCTCTTGGTAGAGAGCGGCCCGGAGGACCTCTTTCGAGAGGCGCTGACGGCGGTGCAATCCCAGACCGGCTTGACCGAAGCAGAAAGAAAAAACTGACGGTCGCCTTCCATTTTCAGTTTTCAAACCAGGACGGTTGGAAGTGCGAGGTTTGCCGAAAATCCGGACTGGAACCAAAACGGCGGTGCGCGTGGTTGGGCTATGGAGAAGAACTGAAGGCGCCGCCCGTGTGGGCGAGAAAGCAGGTCTCGCTGACGATGTGCCCGAAGTCGTACATCACGGCTGAAAGCCTGACACTCATGGAGGAGTTCTTTTTGCGGCGACGGCTGAGCACGATGAATCTCGATGAGTTGAGCGGCCGCCAGGTGGACGCATTCGTGATTTTGGAAGAGGCCGTTGCCGCGGAAATCAAAGATGGCCAGCAGAACTTTAGAAACACTTTATGACCGATTTAGGGCGGTGGAGAGTGGAATCGCCATCGCATCCGCGCTCGCTGACAGGGGCAACCTGAAGGGCGCGGCGCAAACCGACGCTGGATCAATCTCCCGGAGCGCCAGCCTCGGGATCGCGCCACTTTTCGGGGGAGTGAGCGGAGGTACGACGCCACCGACTCTACAACAACTCGCAATTCCGTTGAGCCCGCTAAGCACAATTGGCACGGCCAGTTCGCAGAACACAGGTAACGGCGTGGTGTCGACGGTGTCCAAGGTATTTACCAGCGGGCTGGGCCTGGTTCCGCTGATCAGTGGCCTACTGGGTCTGTTCGGGGGCGGCGGATCGCCAGAGCCGCCGCCGTTGGTGAAGTACACAATGCCGCAGCCGATCTATTTTCAGGGCGCGAATACCGGTGCCGGCGTCGCCAGCGCGGACTATGACCAGATGGGCACGCCGCGCGGGTACGGTCCGGCACAGGCCGGCGTGACCGAGGTCAGCGGCGCGGCGACACCAAGCACCACGGCGCAGATCTCCGTCAACGTTCAGGCGATGGACGCGCGATCGTTTCTGGATCAGCGCTGAGATCGCGGGCGCGGTGCGGCAGGCGATGTTGAATCTAAATTCAATCAACGACGTGGTGAACGACCTCTAAAATGCCTGGAACCTTTCCAAAACTCCGGACGGACGCATGGGCACAGTACCCCGCCACCCGCAGCGTTCAATTTCAGAACCAGGTCCTGCAATTCGTGGACGGAACAGCACAGCGGTATCGGGAGTGGCACGGGTCCCTGCTCCAGTGGCAAATTCGCCTGGACCTATTGGACGAAGGCGAACTGGCATCGGTCGAGCAATTCTTTATGGACAACCAAGGCGATTTCGGGAGTTTCGCATTTACCGATCCGTGGGATGGCCAGGTGTATCCGGACTGCAGCTTTGCCCACGGCGATCTCACACTCACGTCCCTATCGGAAATGATGGGGCAGACCGCGCTTACGGTCCGGCAGAACCGGGTGTAACGCATGCTGGTGTATCCCCAACTGAGCAGCGGCGCGCTGACGCAGTTTCCCGTGCAGAAACGGCACACACTTCGGACCATCGTAAACACGCTGAGCGACGGGAGTGCCATCAAACTGGCTGACCCGAGCGGCGAAGTTACCGAATGGCAACTGCAATATGCCGGTCTCTCCGACGAGGAAGCCACCGCCCTGAAACAATTCTATGAGTCCACCGAGGGGAGCTTGCGCGTTTTCACATTTCTTGATCCCACCGCCAACCTGCTTATGTGGAGCGACAGGTTGGATCATGCCGGGTGGATTAAAGGGCCATTGCTCTCCATTAGCAGTGGATTGGCGGACCCAACAAGTGGGACCAGCGCCTGGCATATTTCCAATGCCGGCGCGGCAGCACAGAGTCTCTCCCAGATTCTGGAGGCGCCGGGAGCATATCTCTACTGCTTGAGTGCATACGCGAAGTCCGCCGCGGGAGCGGCCGTCACGATGCTCCACGGATCTTCCCGGGCCGATCGTGCGCTAACGGGCGAGTGGAGCCGCATCACGTTTTCGCAGAATGGCGATGCGGCGGCCGAGAGCCTTGTATTCGGGATTGAAGTGGCAGCGGGCGGATCTCTGGATCTATTCGGAATGCAAGTGGAGCCGCAGATGGGCGCTTCCCTTTATAAGCCAAGCACGACCGGCGGCATCTATCCGAACGCGTGGTTTCGCGACGACACCTTGGCCCTGACGGCAACCGACGTGAATCGCCACTCAGCGACAGTAAACATCATCCATGCCCACCGTTTATGAACTGAAGGAGCAAGCGGTCGTTGAGACGCCGGTTCTGATTTTCGACTGCGTGCTGTCCAACGGGCTGACCGAGCATTGGTGCACGCACGCAATCACATTGGACGGGATCGCCTATGCGGCCCGCGTCCTCCAGCACAGCGCGTTCGACATTCAGACGGCGTCGGATCAGGGAGTGGATGGAAGCCCGCGCATTTCGATTCTGCTGGCGAACGCGGACTCCCGTTTTTCGGAAATTGAACGATCGTGCGGGTGGAAGGGCGCGCGTCTCACGGTCGGATTCCTGTTTTACGATGTGCAAAACCAAACGGCGGCATCCGATACGGTGGTTCTGTTCCAAGGGATCTGTAATCCGCCGGACGAGATCCGCGAGGCGACCATTCGGCTGACAGCGGTAAATCGGATGAACCTGCAGCGGCTGGTGCTGCCGCCGATTCGCATTCAGCGCCGCTGTCCCTGGCAATTTCCCGCGAACCTGGAGCAGCGGACCGAAGGTGTCGATGGAGGAGCGGCGGGCCGGTATTCGCGCTATTACCGATGCGGGTACTCACCGGACATCGAGGGAGGCGCCGGCCAACTCGATGGGGAAGCTCCCTTCACTTTCTGCGGGTACACGCGCGCGGATTGCCAGGCGCGCGGCATGCTGAACCGGTTTGGCGGAATCGAGTTCGTTCCGCCGGCGATCCCGGTGCGCGCGTACGGGAAGGACTGGACCACCTCGGCTGTGGCCGTCAATCAGGCGCGCTACAACGATTTCGTCCCGATGGTCTATGGCACCGCTTGGTACACGCCGCCGGTGGTCTTCGCCCGCAACGATGGCAACCTGACGCGAATGGAAGTGCTGCTCGGCGTGGGACCGATGCACGACGTGCTCAAAGTTCTGGTGAATGACGTGGAGATCCCGCTGGGCGTTTCTGGAGCCAATATGACGGGCACTGGCTGGTACAACGTGCCGACGCTCGGCGGCCGGGACGGCGGGTTCGACCTGAATTTTCTGGATGCGAGCGGCCACCCGGCCGGCGATCCCTACGGCAGCATGGCGTATCTGGTGGTGGTGGTTCCCACCCGGCTGAGCGGCGGCAACTCAGTTCCGACTGTAAAGGTGTTGGTGGAGGGGCTGGTGATCCCCCAATACGCGTCAGACGGCTCATTCAATGGCGATCAATTCTCCAACAACCCGGCATGGATTCTACTGGACATCTTGCGACGAAGTGGCTGGGGGCCTTCGGAAATCGATATTGCGAGTTTTGCAGCGTGCGCCGGGTACTGCGACGAGGCCATTGATGCAACCGATCTAAATGGCAACGCCATCACGCTGCCAAGGTTCCAATGCAACCTGATATTGCAACACCGTCGGAGCGGCGGTGACGTGGTGCGAGGCATACGAAACGCAGCGCGGCTGTATCTAACGTACGGGGCAGGCGGCGCGCTGCAGGTTCAGGTGGAAAACACGGCTGCCTTAGAGCGACCGGTGAAACCGGCTTGTTCCAACAGCACGGAGCCGCTCAATGGCGGCTGGCCGAGTTATGAATTCGGCGACGGGTCCACCGGCTTTTCAGGGATTCTGCGCCGATCCACTGGAGAGCCGGCGCTCGCATTGTCGTCCCGCAGCACCGCCGATACGCCGAACCGTCTTACGGTCGAGTTTCAAGACGCACTCAACGGATATCAGCACGACAGTTATTCGATGGTGGATCCGGAGGATGTCGCTCGAGCCGGCCAGGAGATCTCTGCAACACTGCCGGCGCTTGGCTTGCCGAATTACGACCAAGCGGCGCGAATCCTCAAATGCAGTCTGGACAAGGCCGTTCACGGGAACACGTACGTTACGTTTGACACCAGCGTGCGGGCAATGGGTATCCGGCCGGGCGACTTAATTACCATCACATACTTA